TGACGGACGCGATTGCGTACACGTACCAGCAAGACGGTCATTCGTTCTATGTGCTGATCTTTCCGTCTGCCAACACCACATGGGTGTTTGACGTTGCCACATCAATGTGGCATGAACGTGCTGCGTTTATCAACGGCGACTTTACACGTCACCGTTCCAACTGCCAAATGGCGTTTAACGGTGAGGTGGTCGTAGGTGACCACGAGTTGGGCAACTTGTACGCATTTGACCTTGACGTGTTTACAGACAATGGGGCCGTGCAAAAATGGCTGCGGTCATGGAGAGCGCTGCCCACCGGGCAAAACGATCTCAAGCGAACAGCGCAACACTCGCTGCAACTTGACGCTGAAACCGGTGCAATCGACGCAAGCGTGACAACGCCCATCATCGAAATTGACGTATCGGACCCCAACGATGATTTGCTGACCGAGAGTGGCGACTACCTTGTATGGGAAGCCCCTGCATCTGCTGGCGGCAGGTTGTTGATCGAAGAATCAAGTTTTACTGCAACGGCTATCGACCCGCAGGTCATGCTTCGGTGGTCAGACGATGGTGGGCACACTTGGAGCAACAGCCACTGGCGATCAATGGGCAAAACGGGCGCATACGGCACCCGTGTTCTTTGGCGTCGATTGGGCATGACTCTTAAACTGCGTGACCGTGTGTACGAAGTTTCAGGGACTGACCAAACCAAAATTGCCATCGTGGGCGCTGAACTCATCATGAGTCCTACGAATGTCTGACCCAACACCAAACATCACGAAAATACCTGCACCCCGGGTCGCGTTGGTTGACCAGCGCACCGGGTTGATTTCGCGTGAATGGTTTCGGTTCTTTAACAACATTTACGTCATTACCGGCGGCGAAACGCAAGGTATCACGCAAATAGATAACGGCGGTACAGGCGCGTCCACAGCCGCACAAGCCCGAGCAAACTTGGGCGCGGGTACGGTGCGCCGTGTGGTTGGTACAGGCGTTGCCAGCGGCCTGTCGCTGGTTGGCGACATCACAGACGTTGGCACGATTTCATTGCAAGGCAGTGTGATCGTCAATTTGGCCGATGTCAGCGGGTCTATCAACCTTGCCACGCAAGTAACTGGTGTGCTCCCCATTCCCAACGGCGGTACTGGTTTGTCGGCGCGGCCATCAGTTGCCACTAAGACAGCCGACTTCACCCTTGCTGACACCGAGGGGTGGGTCATCAACAACAAGTCAGGCTCGACCTGCACTGTTACCCTGCCTTCTGCGTCATCATGGACGGGGCGGGCAGTTGTGTTTAAGAACCTGCAAGCGCAGACGCTGGTGTCAGCATCGAGTAATGTTGCGCCGATTGGCAGCGCCACACCGGGCACAGCGATCCTCCCCGCCACCGTGGGCGCATGGGCTACCATTGTGTCGGATGGGACAAACTGGGTGGTAATGCAATCATGATGACAGTCACTTACGGTAAAGGCTTTCAAGTTGCAGACCCCGAACGGGTTAAGGTCGAGTTTCGTGAAAAAATCATGGTGGTGCAGGATGGCTTGCAACAATTAATTGACAGTGGGGCCGTGCAATCCACCCTCGAAGACTGCACTCTCAAACATTATTTCACCCCCAAGGACGAAACTTACGGATGTTGCGCTTATGCCCGGGAAATGATGATTCCCAAAGGAACTTTGATCATTGGCAAGATTCACCGTCACCAACACTTGAACTTTATTTCCAAGGGTAAGGTCACAGTGTTTACGGAATTTGGGCAAAAGCACCTTGAAGGGCCATGCACATTCGTGTCTGAGGTAGGTTTGAAACGGGCTGTTTACGCCGAAGAAGACACACTTTGGACGACTGTTCATTTGACTCAGTTTGAATCTGAGTCAGAACTGGATAAAATCGAGCAAGAGGTCATTTCACCATCTTATGCCGAGATGGGCCTAATTGCTTGCGTTGACGCTTTGCCGAAACTTGCGGCACAAGGAGAAAAATTATGACATGGGGTTTTGTAGCCATAGCTGGTGCCACCCTCGTTGGTGGCGTACTCGCATCTGACGCCGCAGAAGATGCCGCAGCAACCCAAGCAGGTGCCGCTGAAGCATCAGGGGCTGTATCTGAACGAATTGCAGACAAGCAAATTGCAGCGCAAACCGCCGCCCTTGACAAAACGCTGGCCGCCAGCAAGGAAACCGTGGCGTTGCAGCTTGCTGCTGACAAGGACACAACCGATAGAACCATTGAAGCTGCTACGGTTGCTCTCAATAAAACTATTGAGGCGCAAGACCGCGCTGTTGCCACAAACAACGCCGCAGCTGCGCAAGCCCTTGAAAAGCAAATTACCGCTCAAAAAGAAGCCCTTGATAGGCAGTTGGGGTTGCAGCGCGAGTTGTTTGACAAGCAAGTTGAAAACCTTCGCTCGTTTAAAGAAGCCGGTGAGGTAGGCCAAACCCGAATGATGGACCTGCTCGGTTTGAGCGGAAACACAAATGCACCCGGATACGGTTCAGCAGCCAACACTTTTAAAATAGAAGGGTTTGACCCAAACACGCTGTTTGAGGAATTTAACGCCAAAGAGTTGGAGCAAGACCCTGGCTATGCGTTTCGCCTTGCCGAAGGTCAAAAAGCCATTGAGCGTTCAACTGCTGCCCGGGGCGGTTTGCAGTCTGGTGCTGCGCTTAAAGCCGCTGCTCAGTATGGTCAAGCGATGGGCTCTCAGGAATACCAGAATGCGTTCAACCGATTCCAAGCCACCAAAGCGTTTCAAGCCCAAGAATACGGCAACGCATTTAACCGGTTTGCCACTGAGCGGCAAAACCAGTTGGCACCTTTGATGTCGCTGACAGCGAGTGGTCAAGCCGCTGCTGCTGGTCAAGCCGCAGCCGCTGGCAACTTGTCAGGCGCATCGTCGCAAGCATTGCAAAACTATGGTTCCGGTCAAGCTGCTGCCTATGGCAACTATGGGGCCAATGTTGGCAACGCTGCAATGGCGCAGGGCGCGGGTCAAGCTGCTGCGTTTGGTAACTTCGGCGCTGCTCAAGCAGGCGCGTTTGGCGCGTCAAATGCTGCGCGTCAGAGCGCCTATGGTCAGGCCGGTTCGATGACTGGCAACGCCTTGAGCAACTATGGCAGCAACCTGACCAACATCTACGGTCAGTCGGGTACCAATCAAGTGAATGCGATCACTGGCGCAGCCAACGCGCGGGCCGCAGGTCAGATTGGTTCTGTGAACGCGTTTAACAACGCCTTGAGCACGGGTGTCAGTTTGTACGGCATGTACAACCAAAACCAATTGTTGAACAAGTACCTCACTCGGTAAGGAATAGTTATGGCACTCGACCCCAGCATCATCCTTGGCGCAAAGTCACCGCAATTCGACCTGTCGCAATTCTCGCCAATGAACACGCTGGCGAGTGCGATGAAACTCAAGCAGCTTCAGCAAGAAGGCGACATCAATGCTTTGAATCTTCGGGAACGTCGAGGACTGCAAGAGTTTTTGAGCGGTGGCCGGGAAACAGAAGCGCCAAACCTTAGTTCGCCCGACACTCGCACCACGCTTGCCACAAGATTTGGCGAGACAGGCCGCAAGGTTGCGACCAGTTTGACCGGCATTGACACGGCCCAAGCCGCGCTTCTTAAAGCGGAAACCGATGAAAAGGTGCGCAAAAATGCGTTGAGTGTTTCCAAGACAGCGCAATACAGGGACTTGCTCACCAACGTAAACGACCAGCGGTCTGCGCTTCAGTGGATTCAGTTGCAGCAGAACGATCCAGACTTGGCTGATTCACCAATTGCCAAAGTGTCCATCATGGACGCCGCCCGTAGCATTCCCGCTGACCCTGAAGGGTTTAACCGCTGGAAGCAGCAGGCTGCGCTGGGCATCACCAAGTACATTGAGTTGAACAAACCATCAATTATGCAGATCAACCGTAGCGGGGCGACAGACGTTATCCAAACCCCAGGGCTTGGTGGCGCGCCTACGACCGTTGGCTCGTTTGCCGATGTGGCGTTGCCCGCAGACGTGGAAGAGCAGAAAAAGCGAATCGCGCGGGAATCACGCCCTGTCACCACGGTTAATATTCCCCCGCAAGAAAAAGCCGAACAGATTGACCGCGGCAAGATGTTGGTTGACCAATACAAAGACATTTCTAAAGCAGCCGGACTGGCTGCTAAGACACTGCCGTCTATTGACGCCAACTTGAACATTTTGAACAAAGGCTTTACGACTGGCTTTGGCACAGAAACCAAAGCTGCCGGCGCAAGTGTGCTGGCCGCGCTGGGTGTTGCCAACGCCGATAAATTTGCCACCAACGCGCAAATCTTTCAGGCGAAAGCCACAGAAGCCGTGTTGCAAAAGCAATTGGAACAAAAAGGCCCGCAGACCGAATCCGACGCGAAGCGTATTGACATGGTTGGCGCGCAACTTGGCAAGACCACAGACGGCAACAAATTCTTGCTGACCGTTGCCAAAGAGCAGCTGCGCCGCGATATAGATCAGCGCAACTTCTACGACGCTTGGTGGAAAAAGAACAAAACCTATGACGGCGCGGAAGACGCGTGGTTTGCTGGCGAAGGTGGCAAGTCTTTGTTTGACCGCCCCGCGCTCAAACAGTACGCAGGCAAACCGCAAGAGAGCGCTGCCGCGCAGATTCCTACGGCCGCTACGCCCCCACGCGCAGCGCCAGGCGGTAATATTGCGCAAGAGCGTGCAGCAGCAGCCGCCGCAATCGCTGCGGGCGCTCCAGCCGCTGCCGTGCGCGCGCGCTTCAAACAAAACACCGGCCAGGAGTTTTAAATGGCTACTGGATACGACGATCTGATTCCCGCTAAAGCTGTATCTGGGTATGACGATCTCATACCCACCCAGTCATCGGGAATGCCCGGCCCCCGCAAAGAACCAGGCTTTCTGACGCAGCTCGGCCGCAGCGCAGCCTCGTTGGCCGACGTTACAGTGGGCGGCGTGTTGCCGGCCGTTGTGCAGCAAGTCGGCTATGGCTTAGCTCGCTTGAACCGTTCGCCGCAAGAAGCGCAGGCCGCTACCGCGCGTTTGGTCAGCGCGGTTGAGTCGCCAGTTGGCAAAGCCTTTGGCGTCACTGACACACCCGAGTACAAGCAAGAGGCTGGCCGTCAAGTGCTGGACTTTATTGGCCAGAACTTTCAAAAAGGTGCCAAGTGGATTGCGGGCAAGACCGGCCTTCCGCAGTCAGACGTGGAAAACCTGATGGGCACCGCAACCGTGGCCGCGCCTGCCGCTGTCAAGCCCGTGGCGAGTACTGTTAAGAAGGCGGCTGCGCCGGTAGTTGAGAAAGCCGTCATCGGCGCAAAGATGCCGTTTGAGCCTATGCTTCAAGCCCGCCGCGAACGCCGGTCGTTAGAAGACTACGCGCGCGGCCCACAGATCGACGCAGCGGCTGATGCGCAGCGTTTGGGCATTGCGCTTAACCCAACAGACATCCAGCCCACCTTGGGGCCAAAACTGACCGCGATGGCCGCTGGCCCCCGCGCACCAGAAGCGCTGGCCAACGCCAACAAGAACCAAGTGCGTAAGGTGGCGCTTGGTGACATGAATTTGCCGCTCACAACGCAGCTCAACAGCCCAAAGGCGTTCCAGCAAGCGCGTGCTCAAGTGGACGCGCCTTACGAGCAAGTCAAGAAGTTGCCTATCCAGCAGGCAGACGACGCGATGGTCCAGCGTCTGGAAGCCATCCGCGCAGACTTGGAAGTCATTGGCGCCAAAGAGTACGCCCCAGCGATTGGCAAGATTGTTGACGACGCGATTGCCAAAACGCAGACGGGCCTGACCGGTGAGCAGCTGCTTAAGAACATCAGCGTGCTGCGTGAGCGCGCACGTAAGACATACAACAACAAATCTGCCACCACTGAAGCGCTTGACATCGCCGACACCAACCTCAAGATAGCGACTGAGTTGGAGTCGATGATCGACAACAGTATCTTTAACCCAAAGCTGTTGAGCGAGTTCCGCGACGCCCGCCAGAAGATGGCGCGCACATACGCCTACGAAGGCGCGACAGACATGAACACTGGCATGGTGGACGTGGGCAAACTTGCGCGGATCACATCCAAAGACAACGCCTTGACCGGCGACATCGCGTCGCTGGGCAAGATCGCGGGTAACTTCCCCGACGTGTTCAGCGCCCAACCTACACCTGGCTTTTTTAGCGCACCGCGTTTAAGCCGGTCTGGTGCTGGCGGCGCTGGTGGCGCGCTGATTGGCTCACAATTTGGCTTGACTGGCTCTATTTTGGGCGGTGTGCTGGGTGGCGCGGCGGGCGAAACAGCAGGTGCTTTGGCCGCCCGCCGCGTGGCCTCGCCCGGCTACCAAGCTGGCTTGACCCTGCGCGACGCGCGCATCCCGGTCAACCAGTTGGCGTCGTCGATGCAACCTATTCCGCAGAGCAATGCCTTGGTGCCCTACCAAGCACCTGTGGAAGTGCTTGGCGCGGGTGAAGGTCCATACCGGCCAAACTTTGTCATGCAACCCAACCAGTACGGCCCCCGCGTGACAACAGAAACGCCGGACCTGCGCAACGCGTTGCCTGCACCAAGCGCCGAAGGTACGCTGAACATGCTGCGCGCCGAAGATACGCGCCGTGGCCAGATGTCCCGCACGCTGGGCCAGCAGGCCGAGCAGCAGGCAGCAACAGCGGAAGCCGCTGCACGCCAGCCCACGCGCGGTGCGGTGGAGATGCAAATCAACCCGCTGACCGGGCTGCCCGAGATCGCTACCGGCATCAAGGGCGCTACGCCGGCCACGTTCCAAGACTTTGGTACAACGCTCAAGTCGGCCACCGACAAAGCCACCGCTGGCCGCATGTTTGACTTGACCGCAGCCGAAAAGGTTGCGTTTGACAAGACACGCGTTGACCTAGCCGAAGTTGTGTCCGGCATGAAAACGCTGGACGACAAAGCGCTTGCCGCCAAGATGCAAGACCGCGCTTGGGTGCAAGACGCTATTACCAAGGCGCAGCAGAAGGCCCGCGCGTTTGACGACATTGTTGCTCGGGCGACCACCGAGCGCCTGCGTCAAGACGCTATGGTCAAGCGCGAACAAATGATGGACTTGCTGGAAACCCTTGAAGGGCAGTTTGGCAAAGCTCGTCCGGTTAAGACTGGCGGTCAAGGCCCAAAGACGCGCGCGTTCCAGCGCAATATGCTGCGTCCTGATGGTGATGAAATTCAAAACGCATTGGTGAAATAATGAACACGATTGATGCGACAGACGCTCGTCTGTCAACCCATGAGGAAATCTGCGCTTTGCGGTACGAGCAGATCAACGCCAGGCTCAAGCGCATCGAGGGCATCATGCTCAAAACTGCCGGGATCATGATCTTGTCAATGGCCGGTACGATCTTCTCGGCCGTCTGGATTCTCAAATGAAAGACTGGGCCGAAGCATTTATTGCTGCGGTCCTTCTTACCGGACTTGTGGTTTGGTGCGCCCGTGTTCTTATTCAGGTGATGTCATGAAAGTGAAAATTGCCCTTGGCATCATCGTGCTGTGGTGGCTGCTTCAGGTCGCCGTTTTTGTTGTTGGAGTTGTTTGATGGACCCGATTACGCTGGCGCTTGCTGGCATGGCTGCTGTTCAAAAGACGGTCGCCATGATCAAGGAAGTCTCAGGAACAGTAGATGATGTGCGAAGTCTTGGCCCATTGCTCGGCAAGTACTTTGAGCAAAAGCATGAAGTCACCAAGGCACTAGACCAAGCCAAAAACAGTGGCGGCTCCAACATGGGTAAAGCCATTCAAATTGAACTTGATCTCAAGGCACAGAAAGACTTTGAGGAGCAAGTAAAAAACCTGTTCTTCCCCCACAACATGGATGTGTGGAACAGCATCATGGTTCGTGTTGCTGAGATGAACAAGCAAGACAAGATTGACGCGCAGCTTGCCCGTGATCGTGCATTGAGAGCAAAGCAAAACCGTGAAGAACTTGTCGAAATTTTTATCGTGGTTGGTGGCTTAATATTGATTTTTCTTTTGATAGGCTTTGGGGTCTATCTTGTCATGGACGCAAGGAGCGCATAAATGCTATCTCTCATCTCTACCCTCGGCGGTCTGCTGATCTCCGGCCTGCCCAAACTGCTGGAGTACTTCCAGAACAAGGCCGATCAAAAACACGAGTTGGCGCTGGCCCGAGTCCAGACCGAGCGCGAGTTGCAACTGGCTGCGGCTGGCTTTGCTGCACAACTTAAGATTGAAGAAGTTCGCACTGAACAGGTGGCGATGCAGACCGAAGCCCAGATGACTGAGGCAGCGCTGGCGCATGACGCCAAGGTGCTTGAGAAGGCGTCTACATGGGTGTCTAACTACGTGGGCACTGTGCGCCCTACGGTGACGTACATCTTTGTCATTGAGTTGGTGCTGATCAACATCTTTATGGCGTGGTACTTGTACCAGCACCCCGGCTTGATCCGCAACATTGACGATGTGATTCTGTATTCCGACCTGATCTTCTCCAGCGACGAAATGGCTATGCTTGGAGGTATCATCGGGTTCTGGTTCGGCTCACGCAACTGGGGCAAGAAGTGAAGCTGAGCAAGGCAGGGGAAGACTTGATGCACAAGTACGAGGGCTTTCGCTCTCGTCCATACCTCTGCCCGGCGCACATCTGGACGATTGGTTACGGCCACGTCTTGTACCAAGAACAGATCAGACTGCCCGTGGTGCGGGTGGAGGGCAAAGAGACACCCATGATCCGCAAAGAGATGCTTTTGAAACCGGAGGACAACCGTGTCTGGACAAAAACGGAAATCGACGAACTATTCCGCACTGATGTCGGAACTTTTGAACGGGGTGTTCTTCGTCTTGTTCCCGGCGTGGATGGGCGTCAAGGCGCTTTCGACGCTCTTGTCTCTATTTCCTTTAACTTTGGGCTAGGCAACCTCCAGCGCAGCACGATCCGCATGAAAGCGAACCGTGGCGACTGGGAGGGTGCTGCGGACGCGTTCAGGGTCTGGACAAAGGGTGGCGGAAAAGTGTTGCCAGGTCTGGTGAAACGCCGCGAAGCAGAGCGGACTCTGTTTCTGTCCTGATCCACACTCGCTCCTCGGTTGAAAAGCGGTGTAGATTGCCGCACTCGTAGCGGCGCGTTACCACGCCGTCAGTTTTGCGTGTTCGGGTTTGCTTTACCGATGTCCACGCCCCACATACAGGACATTTCATAGTTCGTGCTTGTTCTTGGACGGTTTAATCTTGGGGTATGCCCGAGTGTGAATGCTGAACTGCTTGTACGCCAAGACGTTCTCCTCTTTGGTCAAGTGCTCGTACACCTGTTTGGCCTTGGGCCTGAAGTAGATGTCTTTGACGAAGATGCTGGGGCGCGGGTTCTGCCACCAGAGGAATGGGCTGTCGGGGTGGCATTTGCATCTCATTCTGTCTTCTCCTTGACCGTAGCCCAAGCCGTTTCGTTGCACTTGGCGCATTGGTAGTGGTACTGTGTGCGGTGTGGTGATGGGGTCAGTATCCAGCGGTGTTTACATTGGGTCATTGCAGTCTCTCCACGGGTGGTGGTGACATCTTTTCCGACGGCGGTGTCCAGCCGTACTTGCGCCAGAGGGACTGAACGTCAGCCCCGCTGCTCCATTTAAAGTCTGGGTGTCCGACTGGAATCCACGGTGTAGTTTTGGTCATTATTTGCTCCTTCGATTACTAAGTGCCGGTAGGCACGGATTGCTGTCTTCAAGTCTGCTTGCAAACTTTCGATCAGCTCTTCTTGCTCAGACAGCCGCACAGCAGCGTCTTGGGCAAACTTGGCCAGGTTGTGCGCTTCCCACGCCGCGAACCTGCTCATCGGGTAGTGGTCAGCGCCAGCAGCTCGGCCCTCTCTCTAGCCACACGCAGCGTGTTGTAGCGCTGGTGCAGACGTTCAATCACCTTGACACGGCGGGCGCCTGCCATCTCAGAGTCCAGCAACGCCTTGACATCTGTCTCAGGCAGCAGCGCCAGCACCTCGTTAAGTTTTCGCCAGGTGTAGCTCAATTTTCTTCTCCAGTTGTTCAATCAGTTTGGTTGTGCGGGCGTGTGTGCGCTGGGCTGCGTTGAGCTGGCGCGTCTTGTGCCGCAGCTCAGACTTGGCCGCGCGCAGCTTGGCTTTCCATTGGTCTATTCGTTTCATGTGTTCCCCCTTGCTCGGATGGCGGCTCTCACTGCTGCTGCACCTTCTTTCCATCCCATCTCAAAGCAGTGCTGTTGCTCACCATGCAACATCCCCATGCCTAACCGTGGAAGTTGCCGTGGCTTACCTGCACGCGCTTTACTGTTGAACTCACGCTCATCAGCACGAACAAGGGCTTCAAAGGCTTTTAGCTTTTCAAGGTAGATTGGCTCACCAGTTACAAAGTCATAGGGCATTTTGGTCTCACGGGCCATGTCTATCGTGTCTCTCATTTAAGTGCCTCCAAGGCGATAGTTGAAAGGTTTTGCTTGTCATGCAACGCGGCCCAGATTTTGTGATCGACAGTAGCGTCGGTCAGAAATACGTAGCACCACACGTCATGCCGCTGGCCGCTACGATGCAGGCGCCCGACGGTCTGCTCGTACAGTTCGAGCGACCAGGGCAAGGACAAGAAGACGATGTGGTGGCCTCCGTGCTGGAGGTTAAGGCCGTGGCCTGCCGACTTGGGGTGGACGGCAAGCAATGCGACCTCGCCTCGGTTCCAGCGCTCGATGGCGTCGTCATCATCGAGTGTGACAAGCCGTTTAAACCGTCGCTTAAGCTCGGCGAGTTCTTCTTGGTATTGGTAAACCAGTAGGGTGTTGGCATGTTGGTTCTCGTC